TCTGTAAACTTTTCCTCTTCCTTGAGCTCCAAGATAGGCGGTGCGTCTCTGCGTTCTGTTCGTAGTTGCCCCTTTAATGAAGGGGCAACTACGAACAGAATCTCATAATCTTCTCCACTTTGTGGTGGAAGTTCTGTTCGTAGTTGCCCTTCAATTCGAAGGGCAACTACGAACAGAACCTCATAGTCTTCATCTTTATTGTAATGAGGTAGTATCCTTTTTCGTAACCCTTCGGGGTTATGAATCCAATCCTCTCATCTACAAGCACGACTTCATAGATGATCCTAGTCGTCCCATCGTCGAGATAGGGGCGACTCTGCGTTGCCACAGCTCCGCGTTACGTTTCCTCATGAGTCTCTCCTGCAGCTCCGTTCTGAACGTGAGTGCCGAATCTGTGAAGGCGTTATTGGCCAACTGCCTGTATTCGTCACCCTCACTTGCACTCATCATCTTATCAGGACCATACGTGTTGGCCCACGGGAACACATCAACCTTACTCCGCGTCACATAGTTAGGCATCGTGATGGCATCCACATCGTCGTAGAAGAACTTGGGTCTGCCGGTTAGTTGGTCTGTGTAGGATCTGTAGCTGGTGCCGTATCCTGTGAACCTGGGGTCGTAGACGTTGGCATGGTCTTGCCCAATGACCTCTTCCTTGATCTGAGGCGTGATGATGGCGTTAGTGGGATCGCGCATGGTGTACTTGATCATGTTGTCGGTCTCTTGGACCTCAGTAGGACCCCATTCCTGAGTGTATGAGATGCCGATATTACTCTGGATAGGCTCACCAATATGAGACTTCTGAAAGACTCCAGGTTGAAGGGTTTGAGTGATGATGTTATCACGTCTAGGGCTCTCGAAGCAGGGGGCAATATCTGGGCTCTCGCTCTCTTCCTCCTGTCTGGGAGTCATGGCGAATCGGGCCTCGATCTCCTCAATGATCTCATCTATCTCGATATCGTTCACGTCCCCAAGACGCCTATTCAAGAACACATCCCTCACGTACCGTCTGATGTATGGTTTGTGTTTCTTGGGTTCGTTATTTCCCAGATCATTGATGATGTCGCTGATGATCTGCCTTCGCTGCTCACGATTAATCCTTCCAGGACCACCCGGTCTTTCAGCAGATCTCCCAACTGATGCCGGGGGTCTGTTTGTTACGATATCGCGTCGTCCGCGGCCTTCACCGCGTCTGCTGTTGATCACTGTGCGCGTATGCCCCCCAACGCGCCTTCCCCCATAAGCGCCGCCCTGAGGGCCGATGGCGCTGCGGCCGTGACTGAAGCTGCGCGCGCCAATATGCCCATTGAAACCCTCCACAACATCTCCATTCACCATAGAGTTATCAGTTGTTTCTTCCTCAAGTCCATCTAGGTCATCATAATTCATCATACCTCTCGGACGTTGGTTGCGCTGCCCTCGCAGTACCTTGCACTGACATGGTACGTACATGCAGTCTTCGCACTTGGTTGGGAGGATACCGCAGTTGTAGCCTGACTTCTCTGCGTCAAAGTTGGTCTCCTTGTTGATCTGAGAATGGACTGCGAAGTCGTTGTTACGCCAGGAATCAAGATCATGAGAGGGAGCGGCCACGAGTGGGGGCACCCGGGTTTTGGGATTTGGTCCGCCGACCAATTCCTGATTTGGCGATACGTGGTCTGGGCCGTATTCGAGTGGGACTGCATCGTTACAGAATCTCTTCTGTGTGGTAGGGAAGCCTACTTTATTGAGGTCTGGGTAACGGGTAGAGTTATATTCCCTCATGAATTCATATAGTTGTTGGTTTGATCCACACCCAGTCGATGGGTTAGGAGCGTCATGTGAAACAGTCAACCCATATGGATCATTTGAACTCCCATAGAGATTGGTAGCTCGGTTGATTCCCTCTATCGGTCCTGGTTCAAATCCTTCAATGGTTGGGTCTGCCACTGCTCCTGAGTAGACGCTCATAGTGACGACCATGACTAGGATTAATGTACTGAAGGCGAGTACCGGTTTGTATGCAGCAATCACGATGCACACTATTAGGGCCAGTCGCGTGATTGTATTGAGTTTGGCCGACAGGCTGTCCTCTGGACTCGGGAGCAGTTCATAAGAACGAAACAACTGAGTCACATCGTACATCCAAAATTTTTCATTTGAAGCCATTTTTGAAGGATGATGATAAATTGAAATTTACTTTGTGCAAACAACCCCCTTGGGTAAAAGATACAATGAACGCCTTTGTAAACCTAAACGAATGCCCTGACTACATCACATTTGAGGTAGACGGGCAACAAAATCATGTGAGGATTGTAGGAACCAATGAGGAACCTTGGTTCTGTGGAAGAGATCTGTGTGTGGTGCTCGAATACGAACATCAGAAAAAGGCTCTTCAAACAAATGTTGATGAGGATTGTAAAAAAAGCCTCAGTAAATTGAGTTCTGAGGTGGGGAATTTAAGATTCCCCACAATCTTAGGACGATCTAACTTGGAAAACATCTCTTATAATGAAGGTAAGACCGTATACATCAATGAGGCTGGGTTATACTCTCTCATCATAGGCAGCCGAGCTCCAATGGCTAAGCAGTTCAGATCCCTTGTTTGTAAGGAAATCCTACCAGCTATCCGCAAGTACGGTACCTATTCGATTAACAAACAGCTCGAGACCGCCACAAAACAACTCGAGCAACTCAGTCTGGAAAATAAAGAGCAGGAACAAAAATTACAAGATCAAGCGGTAGCCCTCGAAATAGAAGAAGACAAACGTCTACGGGCCGAGCGCAAATCTCTGCGTATAGCTAAGCTCATGAAGCACGCCAGTATCAAAGAAAAGAAAGAAGAATGGATTTACATCGCCACAACAGCTCTCTATGCCAGAGATCGCATCTTCAAGATAGGATCCACCGAGCGCCTGCATTCACGGATTGAGGGCTATCAGACAGGACGGCCCAAGGAAGACAAGTACTACTACGCTTTTATAAAGAAGGTCTATACATCAAAGGATCTAGACTATCACATACAGCGGCTTCTTGCTGATTTCAAGCACAATGAGAGAGGAGAGATGTATATAGGCATCAAGTTTGAAGATCTCTGCGACATCTTGAACGTTATCTGCGACAACTACGACCGATCCCTTGAGTACGTGTACGGATTTGTCAAGGCTAGGCTTCCTAGTAGCCAGGAAGAGGCTGCGGATGAGCCTCCTCCTGCGATAGATCTAAATAGGATAACTGTTCATTTTGGAGAGCACGAAGAAGAGATTGTGCTGTCTGAGGAGTCTGTGAGGAATCTGTTACAGGATATATTGAGCGGGCTTGAAGGCTCTACGGTTAACAACGTGGTTGTATATCAGCGCAAAGACTTGATAGAGGAGTTGGAGAAGATCTTTGTAGGCTCGAAGAGGAAGTCGATATGGGAAGTGACAAAGAAGGCGATAGGGTGGAAATCTAGCAAGAGTGACTTGGGAACCAATGGGGAGGTTTACAAGATTCAATATTGAGGTGATATTGTAGTCATGCTTTATAACCCCGTGGGGTTACAAATTACAATATCTTCACGGGTTTGTACGTCTTCCTATGTTCGTGAATGGGACCGTGTTCTCGCAGCATCGTGAGGTGTTGTCTCGTCGGGTAGCCTTTGTGTCTGTCAAACCCATACTGAGGATAAATCATATGAAGAACCATCATCTGGTTGTCTCTGTGGACTTTGGCCAAAATGGATGCCGCGCTGATGGCAGGCACCTTGGCGTCCCCCTTCACGATGGCGCTACACGGGACGCCTCCCAGGTCCGGGGTCCTGTTGCCGTCGACCAATACTCTGTCAGGCTTGATATTGAGGTTATTGACAGCCCGCTTCATTGCGAGTAGGGAAGCCTGTAGTATATTCAATTCATCAATTTCTGCGTGCGTTGCCTCACCGATCGCCCAATCTGCCGCGTTCTGCCGTATCTGCTCCGCCAGCACAAGCCTCTTCTTCTCAGATAAGGTCTTTGAATCGGCTAGACCCGTGATGGGCTTGAGGGGATCCAAAATTACAGCGGCCGCTATGACGCTACCAACGAGTGGGCCTCTACCTGCCTCATCAACTCCTGCAATCGTGTTCATTTACTTACTGTAGCTCACATCACAAACCGATCCACCACGTTATCAACAAATCGAGGCTTAATATACAGCTGATCGAGCATCTCATCGGCCAACACATACTTGACGGTTCCGTGAACCTGATACATTGAACTACGCGAGGGTAGGTATGCCTGTTTGTCCGCGATCAGATCCTTCAATTCAGGACTAAGCGTCCTCATGGGTGTGTGGCTACCTGGTTGCGCGGCTTGCTTACCGCCCACAAATATACGGATCACGTCCTGTATGTCGTCAAAGAATTCAAATGCGGGGAATTTCTGGTTATTGTTGAGGTTGATAGGTACAGAACTTTTGATGTTGGGGTTGGTGATGAGGTTCCTAGTCCCCCGTACTTTGGATTCAGTAGTTGGGTCGCGCCAGTCTATGGGCGGTTTATTCGAGAGTGAAATAGGCTTCCAGTATAGGTTGCTTCCGTCCACCTCCTGCGACGACCGCATCACCTCAGCGTTCCTACTTCCGTAGTAATTCGTGAACGCGTACAGGGGAGACAACACCTCAGAAACTCCAAAGTCGGCGAGGTACGCAACCACACCAACATTCTTGACGTAGTAGGTCTTCCCCTCGATCACGTATTCAAAGTAACCACCGGGTTTGATCGGGTCCACGAAGACGTTTGTTGTCTTGATATCACGGTGCCAGATGGCGTAGTAGCGGTGAATGGCGTACACGGCTATGAGCAACTGATATAGTACACTCAATTGTTCTTCAAAGTTAATCAAGTCCACATGGTTAAGGTCGGTGGTTGCAGATTCCATGAAGGTGACATAGCAGGATCCTGATGCAGGTCTTCCTTTGTCAAAGAGGCGTTGTACCCTGCATCCGTCGCACATGGCCATGTTGTATACGTACACGAAGTTGGGACACCTACGGCTCAGGAGGAGTTGGTTGACGAGGTCTAGGATTCTGTTCTCGCGAGGGTATGAGTTCTTTTGGATTGTTTCCCATTTCTGGTTCTGACCTGTTGCCTTCTTCAGAATCCTCTTTTCATCAGGTCTGAGGTACGCTTCTTTGATTACGAGTTCGTCGTCGTTGCCCCCCGTGTTGATGGTGGCTCTGTATACCTGTCCAAATGACCCTTTGCCTATCTCAGCCACGTTTGAGAAGTTCGCCCTGAATGCTGGCGCGTTGGTGCCCGTCATGCACATGTCCCACTGGTCGGCATTGATGGCTCTGAGGCTGTTGTTGATGCGCAGTCCCTTGTACAGGCGTTCCGTGAACCAGGTCTGCTTTGATGGAGTGCTGCCGACGTCTCCACAGTTCTTTTGATACCATTGATAGATCTTGCCTCGTGGGCTGATGGCGCGACCCGTCTTGGGATTCTTGGAGGGGTTTGCTCTCCATTCATCACAATTGGGCGGCTCCGCTTGTACAGGACCGCATTCCTCTTTAAGTTTCTGGTAGGTTGGTCCTCCAATCTTGATTTTCCTGTCTGTGGTTGGGTTAACTGATGGGTTGGTATGCCACTTGAGGCACTTTGGTGAATATGGGTCGAAATTTCCTGTGATCCCTCCAGCGCGTCTACGTTTGGGGGATTTATTGGAACATTCTGCCTCAAGATCCTTATACACCTTTCCAGTAGGTTTGATCTTACGGTTAGTCCTTGGATTGATGGACTTGTTTAGTTTCCATTGATCACAAACATTCATTTTTTAGTATAGAGATAGATTGTATTCGTCTGTTGGGTTGGCGCGGATCATAACACCGGATCCGATCTAAACATCCTTGTCAGTTCCTAAAAAGATGTCTTTGAAACTAACTGCTGAGCAGAAAGAGAAGCTGCGCAAGCTCGACGAAGAGATGAAGCGTAAGAAGGAGCACGACGAAAAGAACCGACCCCGCCGTGAAGCCTCCTCAAAAGCCACTGGCATCCCCGTTGACATCGTTGATATGGACGTCATCAAGGTTGGTACCCTACTAGGTCTTATTAAGAAAAAGTCTATACTTGAGGGAAAAGAACCCGACACAACAGGTTCCCTTCTAAATATGTTCCTAGGTGGTGAAGACGAGTTCAAGATAGACCGTTCCAAGATCCCTCAGAACTTCAGGAACGCGCCCACCATCACCACAGAGGCGGATAAGATTAGCTATCACCAGCAATACGTTCAACAGCAGTGCCAACACCTGTCTGCCATTACCATGTCACTCATCAAACAAGAGATGAACAACATCAACAGCCATATCTGTGTAAACCTCGAAACAAACACGATTGACAACCTTAAGACAGCATGTGTTGAAACCATTGATGTACTTCTTGAGGAATTATGTGAAAACGGTGAGGATGATGACGAATTGTGGACAACTCTATCCATAGTAAGGAATGCTCTATTAGGCGTGGTCGATATATGTGAGTATAAGAAGATCTTGAATGAGCACATCGTTATGCTCAGGAAGGCTGGTAAGGCCCATGTCCGTATCCTTGGTCACCTGTCTGTTAATGATGTGAGGCTGTCTCTGTATAAGGGGTGTCTCACCCAAACCAAAGGGCCTCTGATGCCTGATGATTCAACGAGGCTGTCGCGGGAGATTGAAATGAGGTGTTACATGAAACCTCCTGAATTGAAGCCCTTCAACTTCGACGACATAGTGAGGCACTGCTGCATACCGTCACTCGTGTGCGTCCCCGTGGACGAAGTTATTGAGAAAGGGTTGGTCGGACCCTATCGCAACAACTCAATAGGTTACCTTAACATCGGTGGAAAACAGAGCACCCCTTGGTCGTTCTACAACCTGAAGAGTATCAACCCAGATGGCGCCAGGTTGTGGGTGCTGGACAACACACTTTGGGTGCTTACTGATAACATGATCTCTACCATGACCGCGTATATGATCAAGATTTTCAGGACGTTCTACCATGAGTACTATGGAACCAACACCTTCAAGGCAGGATTCTGGATGGCGTCCCACAACAATCACTACGACGCGTTCATGAATATGATGAACAATATTTCCTTCATCAGTAACCACACCATGTTTCATAAGTTCTTGATGATGGTCCTCGTGCATAAGTCCCCCTTGATTCCCACTGATTATGATTTCTTTAACCATATCGTTTACTACGATTTCCCCATCATGCATGAGCCCTATCTCAAAACATTCGAGAATAACATGAAGCAGATGTTTGACGATTTGAATGGCGAACATTTGTCCAAGTTGAAGACCACGTTCGTAACACCTCAAAAGATGAATTCTAATAAGTGATTGAGGTAAATAAGTTGAATTTAAGTTTCTGGAGCTAGTCTGAGTAGGTAAAAGATGTAAAATAACCATATTGAGTGACGATCGTAAGATCAACAATTTACTACTCGTTTATACAGCATATTTGCGCCTTGGCACTATACCTCCTTTATATGATGCTAATCTTGTCATATAAAAATGGACTTTAAAGCTCAAATTTCATGTATCTGGTTGTGAACAGGGTTATGCATTATCTTTGTGTATCAAAAATGAGTACCCAAAAGACATTTCGCCCCACCCATCCCACCAATGAGCCATCTCTTTCAAATGAGGAGGTCCAGGTGGCCAAGGATGAATTGGTTAGAGATGTGAATGATTTCCCGCGCGTCAACAGGCGTTTCGTGGATCCCCCTAGAGCAGGTGAGCCTAAATTCGCCCTTTTCTCATATATTGATCACCCAGATGTGGATATGATCAAGTTCCTTGATGAGATCAATGGTAGTTTGAAGCCTCATCACAAGAAACGACTTGCTGAATTGAAGGGCCGTCCTCAGTTGGTGAAAGGAGTTGGTAAGATCAGAGGCGCTTACGTGACGCAGCAGGAGGCAGAGACGCGCGCTGAAGAGATCGTGAGGGACGTCGACTCCACCAACTCTGTGTTCACGTGCATCGTGGGCGTGCCGTTTCCTCTGGTGACAGAGGGGATGTCTGAAGAGGTTAATGAGATCGATCTCCAGCAGCAGACGGAGCACACCATTGCTCAGAACGTGCGCAAGCAACGTCAGAAGGATCAGAAGGAGATGGAAGACATCAAGAGACGTGAAGAGGAG